TGTAAAAGAGAACTGGGTAAGTCACCAATATGATTCAGGATGGTCTTGAGGAGGTTGGTGATAAGTTGTTGTTATCTTGTGGGAAAGTGTGGTAACCGATCAGAGGAGAGGTTTTGCACCAAAATCGACGTTCGGAGTGGTTAAGCGGGATGTTTATCGTCATGTTACTTCCCTCCTGGTATTGCATCATTTACCCCTCCAACTCCTCTTTTTGCCGCATTAAACGTGTCTTTATGTTTTCGATTAACGCCTTGCTGCCATAGCGATCCAGCAGGTCGCACAGCTCTTCTATATCCGCTGATCGGGACTTACCACCAGTGGTAATCTGCCCGGATACCTTACCGCCCACCTGCACCAGGCCGTCCCCAATGGCAAACTGATTACCGCCACTAGCCGGACGCCGCCGCATCTCTCCTTCGCCGATAAGCAACCAGACAGGGTCATAACCTATGCGAGTAATAGCTTCAAAAACCTCCCACCCAGGCTTGTTCACACCGTTTTCATAGTTTTGGTAAGTCCGATAATTGACGTTGAGGATTAAGGCCATTTCCTTTTGGGTCTTGCCCTCCATATCTCGCAATATTTTCATTCTCGATGCGGCCTGCATGGATGTTCTCCCACGGTCACAACGCAATTATGAGTTGTGACGCAGTTGTGACGAATAAATTTTAAAGTTGTGACGAAAATAAAAACAAATAATTATATATAGTTAAACAGCAAAATACTAAATTACGCATAAAAAGAGTTGTGACGCAAAAATAAAGTATTGACTGCGCGCAAAATGCGAGTTATTTTCAATTCCATCATATAAACAATAGTTGACATTAACGAACAAAAAAAGGGGGCGTCATGCCCAAAAAAAATTCTGAAAAACCTGAGACCGTCAAAGAGCTTCAGGCAATTAATCGAGGCTTAACGGTGCTCATAGAAGCTATGGAAATAATACTCAAAAATAAAGAGCACTTGATGGTTGATGTCACCGGTAAAGGCTTAGGCTTCGCCGATTACCTCGAAGCGCTCGGCATTAAAATTGAGCGTGTCATGCCAGAACCAGGCTCTGACCGCTCACTTTTTAGAGTGTATGGCAATGGCCTGTAAGATGATTGCAATTACAAGGCACAGTGCTTTGTTCTCAACCCCGACCTTTTTGCGCTCCACCCCTTTCAGGACTTCCGAGGCATCACGCAGCACAGCATTCAACTGCGGCAGATCCTCATTGTCAGGACCAAGAAGAGATAGATCAATCAAACTGCCAAAGCGCTGTTCGAGCAATGGGATGAGTGAGTCTCCCTGGGCAGCAGCATGGACCTCAGTAAACGACAAATCGATATCCGGCGCGGCATCGATTACCGCGTTTACTTCATAGCCCAACATCAACAACGACGATAACTTCATCTTTACACCTCCAGGAGTTTTTTTATGAACCGCGACGTTAAAGCATTGCTGGCCAAAATCGGCAAAAAACACAAAGACATTGCCACTGAACTGGGGCTGGCCCGCGCCACTGTTTCCGGCGTGATCGCCGGGCACAGCCGTTCTGAGAAGATCGAGCGCTATATCGCCACCCTGGGCGGCCGCCGCTACGAGAAGCTGTGGGGCGAGCAGATCGCCCGTTCTTCGCGCAAAGCAGCTTAATCTGATGATTGCCACTATACATGCAGATACAGGGGCTTGCAATGACCATTAACAAACATAAGTTAGTCACTGACCCAGCGCAGATGAATCTGTTTGAACAGCTTTCCCAGGCGCGCGACGAGCGGGTTCAGCAGCTGCCGGGCAGCAGGTGCATATCGGCCCAGTATCTGGCGGCGGTCAAACAGGCCCTGAAACAGGCCCACAAGAGCCGTGAAACCATAGCCGACGAGATGTCTTTTATCAGTGGGCGCACCGTCACGGTCAGCATGATCAATAACTGGGCTGCCGACAGTCACCCGCATGAACTATCGGCGGAAATGGAATATTACCTCTGCCTGGTGTGTGGCTGCGATGCGCCCATACGGCTGAAAAACGACAAACTGGGGCTGTATACCCTGCCGGGTCCGGATGCCCTGCGAGCCGAGATTCAGAAGCTGGATGAGGAAGAAAAGCGGGTTGCCGCCGAGAAACGCAAGCACAAGCTGCTGCTGCAGTCGCTGGAAGCACCTGCAACTTCACTCAGGACAGACAAATAACCAGCCGGGGATCTCATGAAATACGTGTCGGCACAAGAACTGGAGAAAGCAGTAAAACGACTAATTAGTGATGGGACGTTACCTGGAAACCCAAAAGCTCAAGGTGGTTACCCAAGCACTAAAAGCTCCATTCTTCGGCGGTTAAAAAAAGACAACGTCCAGCCTCATGAAGTACCCGCTAAAGGCGGGAAAAACGGGGTGTCGTATGAGTACCAGCTCTCCGCAATTCCCCGGCTGCCTGCCCCGGTGCGGGAGGCTTTCGGCACGGAAGCCAGCCGGGCAGCCAAAGCGGGCGCCCACGCGGCCAAGGAGCACAAAGAGCAGGTACAACGCACGGCAGATGAAGAGGCGGCCCACAAGGAGCGCTGCCTGACACAGTTTGCCAGCCTGCCGGTGGATCGTCAGCAGGAAGCCTATGCCAAGCTGGCGGTACTGAACGCCTGCGCCTCATTCCTCAAGGGGGGCGGATTTGTCGGGAGGATCAAGGAAGGGACCAAGACGTGGAACAAGAAGGGGTTGAAACTATTCATTGCAAAGGTAAAGAGCGATTCAACCCTGCTTGAAGAGAAGGTTTACGCGGAATTAACCCGCTGTGGCCAGGTGTCGCTGGGGTACAAGACGTTGCTCAGCTGGCGCGATCGCTACGCCGTGGACGGCATGTACGGACTGGCCAACCACTATGTCAGCAAGATGGCCACCAGCGTACCGGAGCCGATGCAGAAATTCCTGATCGCCTTTATCTGCGATCACCCGCATGCCTCATCGAAAAAGCTCCTGTCAGGTGTGGAGGCGCGCTTTTGCGGCGAGGAACTGCCGTCGATCTATGCGATCAACGGTTTTGTCCGCAAGTGGAAAGAAAAAAATGCCGAGAAGTACCTGTTTCTGACCAACCCTGACGAGTGGAAGAATAAGTTTATGTTTGCGGTCGGCGATGCCAGTGAGGCGATCGTGGCACTCAATCAGCGCTGGGAGGCGGATTCCACCCCCGGCGATATCATGCTAACTGACGGCCGCCACACCATTATCTGCGTCATCGACGTATTCCCCCGCCGGGCGCGCTTTCTGGTGTCCAAGACCTCCAAGTCCGGGGCGATCGCCGCGCTGCTCCGGCGTTGCCTGCTGGAATGGGGCGTGCCGGATGTGCTGAAAAGCGACAATGGCCAGGATTATGTCGCCTTGTATCTGGTGGCCATCTACGCGGCCCTGGAAATAGATCATCAGCGCTGCCGTCCGTTTTCTCCTGAGGAAAAACCGCATGTGGAGCGCGTTCTGCAGACCATGAGCCACGGCATTGTGGAGCTGCTGCCGGGGTACATAGGACACAACGTACCGGAGCGCAAGGCCATTGAGGCGCGGAAATCCTTTGCCAGCAAGCTGATGAGCAAAGGTGAAACAGTTGAGGTCTCCCTGAGTTCGGTCGAGCTGCAGAAGATGCTCGACCGCTGGACCGACGCCATGTACATGCAGGATCCGCACAGCGGCCTGGATGGCAAAACCCCGGCACAGGTTGTCCAGGCCTGGAACCAGCCGACCAGAAAAATCAGCGACCCGCACGCACTCGATGCCTTGCTGATCCCGGCAGTTGGCAGAGGAGGGTTCCGGATTATCGGTAAGGAAGGGATCAAGCTGGTATATGGCGCCGCGGAACTGGAATATTGGGCCGAGGAGTTCGCCGGACGCTCCGGCGAGCGGGTCAGGGTGTGTCCTGACCTTGCCGACCTGGGGCATGCGTTGATCTACCTGGAAAGCGGTGAATTCCTCTGCTGGGCTACGGATCCGAGCTGGTACGGCATCAGTCGTGCCGAGGCCGGGAACCATCTGCGCAACAAACAGCGCAAAATCATGACCGAAGGGGTTAAAGAGCTGAAAAAGCTGGCCAAAGAGCAGAGAACACGGGGCATCAGCGAGGAAATCCTTGTCCACCGGGAGCGGGAGTTGGCAGAACGGACGGCAAACGTGGTGGAGATGCCCAAGCGCTCCGTGGAGCATACCACCCCGGCCCTGGAGCAGGCGGCCATTGCGGCGGATGTGCGGAAAAACGGGCGTCCCCTCCCCGCTCCCCGGGTTTCTCCGGAAGTGGAAGCGATGAAAGCGAAGATGCGGGCCGAGGAGGAGAAGGACAAAGCCCACAACGTGAGGTCAATTCAGGTTGCTTCGGGAAAAGTGCATTACGCGAGGATGATGGCGCTGCAGGATAAGCTGGATTGCGGGGTGGACATCAGCACCGAGGAATACGACATCCTGCGCCGCTACAAAATGACAAATGAATATAAGGCTTACAAGGGCATGGAGGAAGAAGCTCTGAAGGCCATCAAATAAGGCTTGGTACCGGAAACCCCGGCATAAAAACGACAAAAGCCGGAACTCGCGATCCCGGCCCTGTCAAAAACTGCAATTAAAAGGAGATGTCAAAATGCCACAGAATACCAACGCAGTCAAGAATGTAGCGCACCTGAGCAACGTTGCCTTAAGCGCCGTCGCCATGGAAACGCTGATCAATGCAGCAAGCCATCTGCACCGGCTGGGAGTTTTCTCCGGTCGGATCGGACTCGGAAAAAGCTTTGCCGCCGCATACTTGATGAACCGCTACAACGCCTACCGGATCGAATGCAAATCTGTCTGGAACCGCCAAACCGTCCTTAAAAAGATACTGGAGGCCATGGGGATCAAGCCGGATGGCACCGCCACCGACATGCTCGACCTGGTGTGTGCCCAGTTGCAGACATCGGGCCGCCCTCTGATCATAGATGAGATGGATCACCTGGTCGCAAAGAAAGCTGTCGAGGTCGTCCGCGATATCCACGATGGCGGACAGGCAGCGATATTGATGATCGGCGAGGAATGCCTGCCCAAAAAGCTGGAGCGGTGGGGCCAGGTACACAGCCGGGTCCTTTCTTGGAAAACAGCCCAACCACTTGATATTGATGACGCCACCACTTTAATCAAATTCTACAGCACATCGATCATTATCGAAGAAGACCTGATTGCCTTTCTGCACAGGCAGGCCGAAGGTTCCGCGCGCCGCCTTGTCACCAACCTGGCATTGGTTGAGGAGGTCGGCCTGCGCATGGGGCTGGTGTCAATCAGCCTTGATGTCTGGATGAACGGCGGGCAGCCGCTCTACACCGGTAAATCACCAAATCCGGGGGGGAGCAAATGAGCAGGAAACCCATTGATCAGCAGCAACCGCACGAATGCCGTCAGGCGGTGTGGGAGTTTATCAGAAAGGTCGGCGTCGGAGAGACCTTCACCGTAAATGAAATTCTGCGCGAAGTGCGGCTTACGGCCTCATCAGTGAACGATTACCTGTCAGGACTCTGCAACGCCGGTTATCTGTCCGCCAACAAAAGCAAGGACCGTATGGTTCTCACCCTGTACACCCTGATCAAGGATACGGGGTTTGAAGCCCCACGGGTGAGGAAAGACGGCACCTCAGTGACCCAGGGGCAAGGCCGGAGAAACATCTGGAACGCCATGCAGGTCTTGAAAACGTTTTCACCGCGTGACCTGGCATTTTGCGCTTCGACCGAAGTCCACAGTGTAGCCGAATCAGAGGCGGCAGGGTATTGCGCGGCGCTGTGCAAGGCCGGGTATCTTGTAGGCCGTGCCAACCAGCAATATATGCTGATTGCGGGCAAGTGGACCGGGCCATTTCCCCCGCAAATTCAGCGGACCAAGCACGTATATGACCCCAACCTGTGCAAGGTAGTCTGGTCAACTATTACGGGGGGTGCGGAATGACGCCGCTTGATCTGGATAATCGGCTTGAACAGGCCATATCCGAACGCAACGACCCGGTCACGGGGAAAGGGGGCGCCGCCCAGGTAGCCCGAATGCTCGGCATCTCTGACAGCCACTTATCCCAATACCGCAAGGGCACCTATACTTCTCCCGGGCCGATCCGGGAGAAGATCAGGGAAGTGCTGGGGGGTGAAACAGTTGAGTGCCCCGAACTGGGCGAAATAAGCCTGGCTGACTGCTCCGCCCTCAAACGCCGGGCACCAACGACAGACAGCTATTACGCCCGGATGTTCCGGGCCTGCAAAAAATGCCCACACAGTGGAGGCAAACCATGAATTTCGAGATCCGACGAGTAGAACACGAAATACCAGAGGGCAGTAATTTGCCAAGCCCTTGCCCGTATATTGAGGCTGATAACTACATAACAAGGAGGGCGGCATGATCAGACGCATCGTAAAGCGCGTTTTAACTGCAATTAAAGAAGAGTTCCAGTGGAGCAGAACCCGCCTGTGGCTGCGGAGCCGGGCTACGAGGTACACCGTATGAGCGGGCGCAAACCTTGGCATGCGCCGGTCATCACCCGGCGTTACCTCAGCCCCCTGTCGTTTCGTGCCTGGATTGCCCTATGCGTGCTCTGCACCTTCCTTGGCATTGTTTATGGCTGGGCGGGACGGGTACTGGTCCAGCTCTATTTTGACACGCAAATCCAACAAAACCATGGCGACATCGCCACATCAATACCGGGAACCCCGGCACAAGGGAGCCAGAAATGAATTATTTCAGTTACTCAGTCCACAACGGCATGAAATTCCACCTCACCGGTAAAGAGGCCAAGGAGGCCGCTGACGCGGCGATCCGCGAAATGTCCGTTGCCAGCAACAACTATCCCGAAGCGCTCATGACTCAAACCACCTGGGGCGAAGTGGCCGAGAGGGCCGCCGCCACCGGAGAAGTCGGTTTTACGCTGAAACGCCAGGAGCGGCTTTCGTATGAAGTGGAGCACCCGCAGGTAATCAACGGCAGGATGGAGAACGCCAATGGCGATCTGGTGTTGCTGAAAAACATCTTCGAAAGCGACCTTCTTGAGCATGACCTGGTGCTGACAGTTGCCTGCATCTGGACACGGCTGAACGGCATCCTGGAGCGTTTCAAGCAGCATAATTTTGAAGATATCACCGCTTTTGTGGACCTTCTTTTTGAAAAGTACCATGTGAAGCGCGGCGGTGCCGAGGGCAACATAACATTCACTACCTTTGATCGTAAGTTCAAGCTGGCGCTGTCGATCCAGAAGGGGATCGACTTCGGTCCGGAGATTCAGGTAGCGCGTGAGCAGATGCTGGCGGCGGTGGAACAGATGGGAGGTGGCGATTCCGGAGACCTGAAAACCATCATTACGGCGGCGTTTACCCAGATTGACGGCAAGCTGCGCGTTGCGGAGATTTTGCGTCTGCGGAGTTACAAGATCGAGAATCCGCTATGGAATGAGGCCATGCAGACGGTGAATGACGCGATCCAGGTGATCAGCAAGAAGAAGCAGATCAGGCTGTATGTGCGTGGCGAGCAGGATCAATATGACGCGGTGCCGCTGAACATCGCGGCGCTATAGGGGGTGTGTAATGAGCGCAAAACTCTTACTCGATATGAGCGTCAAGGATGTCGGTGAACTGCAGGCCTTGTTGTCTGTTGTATCGCCGGAAATGAGGGTCTCTGATGCCTCCGGCACGTTGCTGAGGATCAGGATTTACGAGCGTGACGATGAACGTTTTATGGAGGTGGCGTGATGTTGATGCGTGAAAAAGTCCTCTACCCGGAAACGGTCAGTGATCTGAAAGCGGCGCTCGCCGATTGCCCGGATGATTTGGATATATTCGATGTATTCGGAGAAACCATTATGCTGAAGCTGGAAACTATGCATGGCGAACCCGCCATCGTTGTTGGATAGCAGAACCGGCCCCGGCCGGAAACTAAATCGGAGGTAATCACCATGGCAGGAATCGCAGAGGTAGCAAAAGCAGCAAATACGGAGGAACGGCAGGTAAAAGCGGTATTCGCGGCGATCAAAGCCAGCAAGGAACGCATCACCATCAAGGGTTTCGGCAGTTTTGAAACCAAGACCCGTGCCGCCCGTAAGGGGCGCAACCCGAAAACCGGTGAAGAGCTCACCATCCCGGAAAAGACGGTGTTGACGTTCAAGGCGTTTACCGGGAACCCCGGCACAAGCAAGTAATTGCGAAACGATCATTTTCCTGACGCCGGACCCTTTGCACCCTGAAGGGCATAAAGGGCCTAAAGGAAAATGGTCGTCGTCCCAGGGTGGCTCCTGGGGCCTGATGATGCAGCCAAGAGGCAAACCGAGTGCAAAACGACACAAAAAAACAAAATAAACAGAAAAAACGCACCCACATGACCGGGTCAGAATTGAAATCCTTACGCAGGGAGATGCGTTTCGACCCCCGCGACATGTGTGCCACCTTCAATTTGCCGCGGCGCACCTATCAGAATTATGAGAATGGGGAAAGAGGCATCCCGGCGAAGCTCGCCGCGCAGATCCGGGAGAAGCACCGGCAGGATCGAGAATGGATGAACGGTATAGGCGACCGCGTTGAGGCGGCAGAAAGCACCGGTAAAACTGGCATAAAGGAGGGAAAACGATGAAATGTATCCTTAAAATTGGCTACACCAACATTCTTCTGGCAGACCACAAAGGCATAGAAAAGATTGTCGATATGCTCTCAAAGGGCATGGAGTGCCGCAAGGATTATGAGAACAGCACGTATCGTAATGAGTCAATTATTGTTGAGCGCGAAATTGAAATCGGTTTTGAACTCCTTTCCCCAACAACAAAATTTACGGTGGCCAAAGAACTGGAAGAAAAAGCCGCTAGCATAATTACACCCAAGCGTATTTCTGCGCGCAAGCTGATACCGTTATGAGCACACTACGCCCTACCTGCCCGAAATGCCAGGGCATGTTGCTTTACAGCCCGCCTGACGCCACCGGATACGACCGGGTATATTGCTGCAACTGCGGATGGGATATCCGGCGGTTTAACCCGAAGCCTACCGTTGAAACTGACACAAATGCAGACCAGGAGAAGACGCCCGCTATCAGACCGAACCCCGTTCGGCCGCCGGCTACTCCGGCCACCGGAGAGGCTGGGATAAATACCGGTGAAACTGGCACAAGTGTAAAACGATACTATGAGCTGCCGCGCCCATGTCCGTCATGTGGCAGGGACGGGCTTATCTATACCGGTAAGCAGTGTTCTCGCTGTCATACATGGAAGAAAAGGGGCTTGGACCCCATAACCGGAACAATGGTTAATACCGGACCGGTATTTAAAACTGGGTCTTGCCATACTTCAGACGAAACCGATGAAACTGGCATAAATGAAGCTGATATTACGAAAAACGACCAGACAGCGGCCGCTACCGGGGACACCCCCGGCACAAGTGCCGTTGAAATTATTCCAACAAATACCGGGACCCCCGGCATAAAGGAGTCAGACATGAGCAAAACAACCCATGGATTCTGCAACCACTGCAAAAGAGATGACGTCAACTTACCAAGTCCCGGGAAATGTTCCAGGTGTTACAGCCGTATTCGGCGCGGGTTGGATGTCATTACTGGAGAACCCTTGGCAATTCCATCTGTCCCGCCTCCTGCCATTCAGGCAGTTGATCTAGGTGAAACTGGCATAAATGAGGCTCAGTTTCTCAGTACAGAAAACATCGGCCACTCCATTATTAGCCTTGAGGCATTGCTTGATGAGGTGTGGCAGCAAAAACGCACCCAGTTGCTGGGTATGCTTGACCAGTGCAATAGCAACCTGGAGCGATTGCAGACTGATTCCTTCATCATGCAGGAGTTGAACGATTTTGAGGTGGAGTGACATGGCCTCCACTAAATCGCCCCCAAATGCCCGAACCGGCGCTAAAAAACCCGCTGCGCGCGGCGCCAACCGGTACCGCGACAGTGAGATCAAAAAGATCCAGATCGCCAAGCGCTGGGCTCTCGATAATCTCCCCGGGTTCGATGACGACATGTACCGTGATCTCCTTCAGGAGGCTGGCGGCAAGCGCAGCTGCACCGAACTGGCCTGGCCGGCACGCATGGCCGTGTTGAAACGCTTTGAGGAGCTGGGCTGGAAACCGTTGCCCGCCAAGGGTGCCCGGCCTGCCCCGAATGTCCCCAGCCGTCGCCAGGCTGACGATGATCAGAGCCGGATGATTCGTGGCCTCTGGATCGACCTGCATACCTTGGGGGAAGTCCGCGATTCATCGGAAAAGGCCCTGAACAACTTCGTTCTGCGCATGACCCGAGTGGCCGCCCTGCAGTGGGTTACGGATTACCAGCGATCCACCGTCATTGAGGCTCTAAAAGACATGCGGGCACGGCGGACGCTAGCGCTGATGAACACTTGGATGAAAGATCAGCACGGGACTTCCATACCGGCAGATTTGGTCCCGGAGCTGATGCGGACTCTCCGGCACCTGCGGATCGGCGAAGCACCGGGCGACCGGGCCATGAACAGCCTGGGGGTTGCTGCCATGCAGCTACTGACCGGTTACAAACTGTGGGAGGCGGCGCAGTATGGCCCAGCATAATCAACTATCAGTACAGGGTTTCCCGCTCCGCCCCATCTTCGGAGTCAACAAGACCATGGAGGGTGGGCAAAACCTCTGCACTTGGAGGAACGCCGGCGCTGATCTGCCCGATCACTGGTTGCGGGTGATTGTTGCTGACGTCTTCAGGAAGCTGCTGATCAACAACACCCCCGGCCGTCCCGCTGCAGAATTTGTTGCCGGAGCGGCAGAATTGATGGTGGAAATCGTTGGTGAGGGCATGACGGAAGAGCTTGATTCAACCCGGGTTCAACAAGGCTTTAAACAGCTTTTCAGGACGCTTAATAAATGGCCGCAACCGGCAGATGTTCTGAAAGCGCTTCCAGATCGCCGACCTTCGCCACCGTCACCACGGGCACAGACTGCAGAAGAGGCCGATATCGACACCACGGCAAGTGGCGAAAAGTTACAGGATATCCTAGACATGCTGGAGAACGGGGGGAGAGATGGCAGAAGTACAGAAACAGAATGACGTCCTGATGCAGTTTGTAATGAAGTTTACCGCGAACCTGTACACGGAACGTCCAGCCACGCCTGAAGATATTGCGGCGCTCGCAGCTCACACCATGCAGGAAGAGTTCGGCGGAGACAATGTGTACATCAATACCGGTCATTTTTACTACGCCTGCGAGCGGGCCAAGCGGATTTTCAAGCGCTGGCAAGCCGGTGTGTCTTACGAAAATCTGGCGGATGAATATAAACTGACCACCCGGCGTATCCGGCAGATCGTTGAGGACATCAGAGATGCCAATTTCAAGGCCAAGCAGGGCAAATTGTTTGAATAGGGAGGGGCGATGACTGAGACACTTGCCATAGTTTCTACTATTGTCACCGCTGGTTCCGAACTGATTCAGTTCCTGATCGTGATCGGCGGGGTGCTCTGGTTTACCGGGTTCTTTGACAAGCGGGGTCTGGTGGTTGAAGCGTTTGACCGGGACGAGAATGAGGAAGATGGGAGTGAGGTATGAAAAAGGTGAAAACCGTTGAAACTATCATTGTCGCAGGACTTGGCAGGTGTGGTTCTTCGCTTGTCATGCAGATGCTCGCAGCTTCCGGAATTGCCACCACTGGTGAGTACCCGGCTTTTGAAGATGAGCGAATAAATCTGCCGTCGACGGCAAGCCTTTTCGCTGGGGAGTGGAAGGGCAAGGCGGTCAAGGTCCTTGATCCCCACCGTTGTGACCTGCACCTGGATGGATGCCGCATTATCTGGCTGCGACGCAATGAGAGGCAGCAGGCCCGGTCAATCTCCAAATTTGGGCATTTAATGGCCGGGTTACCTGAGTATGGGCGAACGCAGTTACGTAGGCTGGAACGGTCGTTGATCACGGACGGGCATAAATGCAAACAGTTGCTCCGCAAACATGCAAAAGGCCCTTTCATGGAACTCAACTTTGAAAATCTGATTACTGATCCCGCTCAATCGGCTCAACGGCTGGCAGAGTTTGTCGGTGGTGATGCGGGTGTAATGGCCTCTGTCATTCGAGATCGTAAGCCGGAATGCTATCCGGGGTTGCTGGAATTGGAACTACTCAGGGAAGGAGGGCAATAATGGTGCAAATAAATCGAATCGGAAAACTTTTTTTTGGTGATGCTTTTTTATCTGTATGGGAAGACGGCCTTGGCGGATCGTTTCAGGAGCGTGACGCATGGGAAAAGGCTTTTAAGCGGCAGGTCTTCACGCGGATCATCCAGACGCTGGGTCGTATTGGCTGGAGGTGTGTAGTTCCTGAAGACAAGATCAAACAGTATGGTCGCCGGTTTGCCGAGGGGCAGCGTTATTGCGTCAAGGGTGATCTCAAGGCGGATCTTTCTATTTCTGGTCGCTGTATTCAATTCGATATGTTTCAGAACGTGAATGCGCCAGATAGACCGGATCATGAAGGCCGCTATCAGTATGACAAAGAGAAGCACATGCCGTATGTGATGCGCTTGGAGATGGAAAGGACCCGGCGCCGTATCAGAACCTATCTGTGCAACGTGTTCTCCGGATACGAGTTCAAAGCTGACAGAATCGATGGGCGGGCAAATATATGCGGACCTGGCCACCTGACCGCCATGGAGTGGCTTGCAGGTTGTTACGCGACCAGTTGCCACTTCAAGGGTGATCTGACTACATACAATATCAGTGATTACAACCGAAAATCTGCTGATGGGGTGATGTTGGATCATGGCCAACGCGTCTGGTTTGCAGACAGAAAAGGGCGCATATGCACCGGCATCGCTTACTACAACATCAACAATATGTGGTGGGTAATATCAGGCAGGTATGGGCACACCAATTTAGCAGCGTTCGAGCTTTTCACCATCCTGCCGGATGATTTCCGCCGGAAGAGAAATGATAAACTTCGGGAAAAGCGATTGAAGGGACTAATGGAAAAAGCTGTAGCGATAATGGATTTCGAACGAGCGGCGTTGCTCCGGGACTTATTGTTTCCGAAAGAAGTTAAACCATAACGAAAGGAGATGTGCTGTGAGCGAAGCGAATCTGAACGATTGTCTGGTTATCGGGCAACGGGTGCATTGGACTGACACTGGCAGACGAAGAGGCAATAGTTTTGAATTCGTCCGCCGAGAAGGCAAGGTTGTATCATACAACGATGGTGATCCGATGGTTGTAGTTCGGTTCCGTGGCATTGACCGTTGCATTCTCCGGACTAAAATTAGGGCGATGTGGCAAAAAAGCGAGTTGACAGAGTTGGCTGAAGATATGGCCCGATAACGGGTTGCGGCTGTGCCGCATAAACGGCACCAGACGCGGGTTATGCCCCGCTGGTGCCATGAAAGGATAAATTATGAACTGCAACTGCATCGAAACGCTAAAAGCTGATGAATCCGGTAAAATCGCTGAATTTGTCGCTCGAAAAAAGGCAACAGTCAAAAAAATCAGTTTCAACGGACTTGGCTTCCCTTGGATTCGGAAGGAGGATGGCAGCGCTAAACTCGGTTGCGCCACCTTGTCCATTCTTGAGGTCGAGCTTAACGAGAAAAAGAAGCCCCTCAAGATTGACATTCTGCACAGCTACTGCCCGTTCTGCGGAGTCAAATACGAGTAGGGGCATAACGTCAAGATCAGCGGTGTAGCGGAGCGGAACCCGCTGCATCGGAAGTTATGCTGTTGACATTCTGCCGCCCTTGAGATAAAAGGCGAAATGACATAGAGGCCTCCCAAGACTCTGACAAGTAACCGCCCCTTTCCGCTCCCCCGGATTGGGGCTTTTTATTTCTGAAGCCCTTCCCGTTCACAATCATCGCATCTCCGATGTAAATTCCCTGTCAGTTCCTCCTTATTGCTATGGGGCCTATGCCAGGCCCCGCTTTTTAACACCCGAGCCCTTGAGGCCAAACGTGATGCCGAAGCCAACTTCCCCGGCTATATGGACCGGCAGTGCTTCTAACGCTGACACCAGGAGAGCCCCTCCAGCTCTCCCCGGTCCAAACTGATTTTAAGGCCATTTACCCTCTGGTGCACAAGCGGCCACCACATATACCACCAGTAACATGACATCAGCCCGGCATGGTCAGAGCGTCGCCGGGCGCCCAGGGAGGGCCAATGATAACCCCCGAACAGTTCATAAAATTATTCCCCGGTAATAAACAGCCCGGCATCTGGTCTGCGGCGCTCAACGCTATATTGCCGAAGTACGGAATCACCACGCCACTACGAATCGCCGCGTTCCTTGCCCAGTGTGGCCATGAAAGCGCCGGTTTTACCGTGTTGGTCGAGAACCTCAACTACAGCGCCGAAGCCCTGGCAACGCAATGGCCAAACCGCTACGCAGTGGATCCCAAGGCAAAGATCAAAGCCCCCAACGCCCTCGCCCTGAAGCTTCACCGTAATCCGGAGGCCATCGCCAACAGCGTCTATGCCAATCGCCTGGGCAACGGAAACGAAGCGTCCGGCGACGGTTGGGCCCATCGGGGACGCGGCGCTATCCAGTGCACGGGTCGCGCTAACTACATCAATTTTGCCCGCTCCGCCGGGAAACCTTACAACGAGATCACCGCCTACCTGGAGACGCCGGAAGGCGCTATCGAGTCGGCGTGTTGGTTTTGGAGCCGCAACGAGTTGAACCTCCTGGCTGATGCCGAAAAAACGGCACACATAACCAGAGTTGTCAACGGCGGTTATAACGGCCTTGCCGACCGCAATATGCGCTACGTAAAGGCAATGGAAGTATTTGCTTAACAGGGGAAACAAGGGGTCACACATGGCATTCTGGGACAGTTTACTGGCAGGCGGTGTTAAGGGAGCGGCTGAAGGGTTCGGCATCATGGCGAAGGATATCCGCACCGCCATTACCGGCGAGGAGCCGTTGACGGCAGAGCAGAAAGTCGCGCTCCAGGAGCAGTTGAATGCCACGGAAGCCGTGTTGCAAAAAGCCGCTGCTGATTACGACACCGCCCAAATGACCGGGCAGCTGGAACTGAACAAGATCGAAGCTGCCAGCGACAGCCTCTACAAATCCGGCTGGCGGCCGGCGGTCGGTTGGGTCTGTGTCGCCGGGCTCGGATACACTTTTATTGTCAAACCGCTCCTGCCCTGGTGTGTCCAGGTGGCTGGAATTCCCTTTGGTTACGTCTCAGTACTGCCCCCTATGGCAGATATACCCATGAGTGACCTGGCCTTTCTGCTGACCGGCATGCTCGGCCTCGGCGGCATGCGCACGATGGAGAAAATAAAAGGGGCTACCCGGTAATGCCGTACTCATGTCAGGCACAGGGCGTCATCCCCATCATCCAGGGGAGCGATTACAGCGATACGGCACAGGTCAACCAAGAGGGCAATATACCCATGGATCTGACCGGGTTCACCGTGCGTTCGCAACTGCGCCGCATCAACGGTGAGCTGGCGGCAACGTTTTTCTGTTCGGTTCCGTTACCGGCGTCCGGGCTGATCTATCGTTCCCTGACGTCGCTCCAAACTGCATCATTACAGGCCACGCCAAACATTACCTATGTCTGGGGCATTGAACTGACGGCAGCTGACGGCACGGTACTGCCGGAGCTCCAGGGCGGTGCCAGCGTTACAGCGGAAGTGGTGAAATGAGCCTCGTTACTGTCGTTACCCCTCCGGTGGCCGTCAGTGTTGTTACCACTCCGAAGGTTGTTGTCACTGCGACCGTTGGGTTGCAAGGCCCCCCAGGCGCAGGGATGCCGGAAACGGTTGTTGATCTGGGAACTGTTTCAGGGACTCAGGAGCTGGATCTGTCACAGGGTTCCATCTTTATCGCAGAGGCAACCGGGAACTGTGTCTGGACCGTGACCAACCCTCAACCCGGCATACGCGGGATTACCCTGGAACTGACTAACGGTGGATTGGTCGGGCAAACGTTCTTCAGTGCTGCTTCCGCCCCATGCGCCTGGCCGGGCAGATATATGCCCGCATTGACGCCGTCGGGAATAGATGAGCTGGAGTTCTTCAGCAGAAATAATTGGGCGACCATGTCCGGCGGCGTTTCACGGAGGGACGTAGGATGATCGGCAGGCAACATCGCAGAATGAGGGCGTTAACGGACCCAGTGGTGCAGACCAACCCCCCAGTGTTACCGGGGGCCATGGTAGGGGTGCCATACGCGTTCCAACTGACAGCCGCAGGTGTGCTGCCGAACGAGATCGCCACATGGGAAACCAAGTATGGGACCAGCCTGCCCCCCAGCCTGACACTGTCATCTGACGGCATGATTAGCGGTATTCCGACCGCAATAGGTACATATAATATTGCCATAGGAGTAAGCCATGAAACTGCATAAACTGTTTACGCCCCGGCGCACTTTTTTTGAAAAGGTGACTATGCACATACTCAACGGAGTTATCGGATGCACGGGAAACACTACTTCAGGATGGATGGCCGCCACGCCGGTAAAAACAGGGAAACCACTGCGGAACAAGGTAAAATCTTCCATGCGCAGGGAGAGCCGGCGCCGCAATCGGCTAAACTGATTCTTCCGGACGGCAGCGAATACCAGGGGCGGATTGTTTCAGGCAACAACAAGCGATCATTTCAGACAGATCGCCGCAAGCTGACGCTGGTTTTTGAAATATCACACATTGACACCGGGAACCCCGGCATAAATACCGATGAAGCTGGCATAAAGGAGATACCGACATGACACGCGAAGAGTACAACAGCAAAATGCAGCAGTGTATGCAGATCGCTTCGCAGCATCTGCAATGGAACGGGCGCAGTGATTCAACCTGTCCTACGGCAGAACAGCTGCTGGCCTATGCCCACAAACTTTTCGACGGCATGTACGGCGTCGAAGTATAACCCTAACCCTTCGACTCCGCTCAGGGGCCGCTACCGGTGGGTGAGCGGAGTCGAACACAAAAGGAGAAACCATGACCAACTACAAAGAACAATCAGGCGCATTTGCCCGCTGGACCCGTGCCGGGTTCGTCATGATCAAGAATTCCTTCGGCAAAGCTCCGGAGATTACCTATGCAGAACAGGAGATCAGCTCCTTCGACGGCGGAGAACCGACAATCAAACGGCTGAATGCCCTCCAGAAGGGCTTTGATCCGAGTTTCACCTTTCCGGTGTACGACCCGACTACGGGGGAGTACCTCCGTGATGCCACCGAGGCCGAGTACTACACTCTCGGCGCATCACACTACCTGGCGACGGCAGCGCTTCGCGACGCCGGTGATCCTGCCGTTACCGAGGTCACGTACCCTCGTATAATCCCGATGAGTCCGCTTAACCCGGTGCCGTCGGAATTCCCTCAGGGGGCATAAATGAAAGCGGAGCTCTGGTTCTATTGCGGCCCGCCCCGCCTGTTTGACCGGCTGATCAGACGTTGGACCCGCAGCCGCTTTAGCCATGTGGAGCTGGTTGTAGACGATGCCATTGCCTGCAGCGCCGATGCCTGGGAAGGCAATGTCCGGATACGGAGTACCTCTGGTTTTAACCGGCTGCATTGGGAAATTGTCCCGGTTGTGCTGGTCAAAGATACCGCCTGGATCAATGAGCAGCTGGGCAAAAAATACGACTGGCTGGGCATCTTCGGATTTACGTTTTTCGGAGTGCAGGATAAACGGCGCTGGTACTGCTCAGAGTTATGCGCGGAATTGGCGGGAATAGCGGGCAGGCCAATCAGCCCGCAGCAGCTGTATGACGCCGTCCTGGGTATACGCACCCAAAATGCGGGCACAAGCAATGGATGATATGGACTTCGTCCAGCGGCAGAATGAAGAGTTCCAGGCATTTGCCCTGGCGCAGTTAAAAAACCGTGAGCACGATAACAACGACAGCATCTATTGCCAAGAGTGCAAAAATGAGATTCCGGTAAAACGGCGCAACGCGAAACCCGGTTGCCTGCGCTGCATTGATTGTCAAATTGAATTTGAAAATAGGGAGGAAGCGTGAATTACCCGGCAGCAATGTTTTATTTAACGGTGACCATGACAGTGATCAACGTGATCGTTGGTGTATCCAACTACTGGTCAAACCGTGACAAGGTGACCAAGGCCCGTTTTGAAGCTCAAAACAAGGAGCTTGCCGATATCAAAACCAAACTGGCGGCCATTCCAACAACTGGATGCAACAGCCACTCGCACACCACGATGCGCCTGGACGGACACAGTGATCGTTTGCGGCAACACAAGGAGCTGATCGATACACTGATTGCCGAGGTTAAGCATCTGCCGAAAGCCGAGGACCTGGGCAAAATCCATGTTCGTATCGACAGCCTGCTCGGGGCGACCAAAAACATTGAAGGTGAGTTCAAGGTGCTTTCCCGTAATCTGGAACTCATCCTTGAACACCACATAAAGGAGCGTTAAACCATGACCGCCCCATTCAACCAGATCTGGATTGAAGACATGCGCCTCGTAATCCTGCGTTCCCTGGAACAAACCGGCGGTTATTCCTGCAACGATTCCATCCTGCAGGATATCCTCAAGACCTTCGGTCACCGGTGCAGCCGCGATCAGGTGCGCACAGAACTTTCCTGGCTGAAAGAGCAGGGGTATCTGACCTACGAGGTTCTGAGCACCGGCACCTATATTGCCACCATTACCCAGCGAGGCACTGACGTTGCCCGTGGCGACATTACTGTGCCGGGCATCAAGCGCCCCGGGCCGGGGAACTGATATGGGCAAGCGTGCCGAACTGGAAATTGAGGCGATCAGGCTGTACGCCGATGGTATGGAAATTCCCGCCATCGCCCAGGAGCTGGGCGTCAGCATAAACAGCCTACGCGACTGGAAGAAGCGCGCCGGCAATGAATGGGATGAAGCCCGGAAAGCTGCCCGCAAGGACCAGATCGTTGCTATTGAGGATGTGGCATCACGGCTGCGCCGTTCCCGTGAGATAACCTCCCAGCTAACAGGTGACGCTAAGCGCCAGGGAGCAATGGGAATGGTGCTTAACGAGACGCTCCAAACCATGATGTACGATATGCTCGGTCAAATGCAAACCCTGCAGATCGAGGATATGCCCGGCACCGTTGACATGGTGAACCGGATGACCCTGGCCCTTGCCCGCACGGAGCAATCCGCCGTGCTTAACCTGAAGAAGGAAAAGGAAATCCGGAAACAGGCATTGACCGATGCCGCCGATGCTGTTGAAAAAGCGGCGGTACAGCAGGGCTTGAACACCGAGCAGGCGGCCTTCTGGCGTCAGCAGGTTTTGGGGGTCCAGTGAGCACCCCCGGTGATGTCATACGCATACTGGATGAGGCCGAACTTCCACCCCGTGCGCGTGAAATCCCTACCGACGGGACATTCGATCCGCTTGCCGATGGTGTGCTTATGCTGCATCAGCGGCAATGGATCAAACAGCTCCACGAGCATGACCTGAACATTGCCGAGAAAGGTCGCCGTACCGGCATCACCTACGCAACCGCCCTGGATGACACCATCACGGCCGCCAGTAATCGCAAGGCAGGCGGGGACAATATCTATTACGTGGGGGACACCAAGGACAAGGGTTTGGAGTTTATCGGCTACTGCGCCAAGATGGCCAAGATCATGGCCTGTGCCATGGCCGAAGGGTGGAACGGTATCGAGGTATTCCTGTTCGAGGATCAGCAAGATGATGGCAGCTCCCGCGACATCACCAGCTACCGCATTCGTTTTGCCAGCGGCTTCCAGATTGTCGCCCTGTCCAGCAACCCGGCCAACATTCGCGGCCTCCAGGGAATCGTCAACATTGATGAGGCTGCCTTCCACAAGAACGTCCAGGCGGTAATTGACGCCTGTACCGCTCTCCTCATCTGGGCGGGCAAGATCCGAATCATCTCCACCCACAACGGCATGAAGAATGCCTTCAATCAGTTGATCCATGACGCTCTGGCCGGAATCAACGGCTATAAGGTTTTTCATTGCACTTTCGATGATGCAGTTAATAACGGCTTGTACGAACGCGTTTGTCTCATCAAAGGATGGGAACCGACATTGGAGGGCAGGCAGCGCTGGTATGACGGCATTATCAAGGGGTATGGCAGCAACATAGCCGCCAAAAAGGAGGAACTGGACGCCATCCCCCGCGAAGGTTCCGGCGTGGCGATCCCCGGCGTGCTCATCGAACAGTCCATGAAGGAAGTCAGGCCGATCATGCGCCTGGCACTGGAAACCAGCTTTGTGCCCAAGCCGATACCGTACCGCGATTCATGGATTGCCGACTGGATCAGGAGTAAAGTCAACCCGGTCCTGGAGACCCTGGACAAGGGCCGTGCCCACAGTTTCGGTTCCGACTATGCCCGCCACGGCGATTTTGCCGTTTTCGGGCCGATGACCGTCGAGCAGAATCTGACGCGCCGGGTACCGTTCTATCTGGAAATGAAGGATGTGCCGACCCGCCACCAAAAGCAGATTATCTGGCACATCATTGACCACCTGCCCAAATTCCGGAACGGCGCCATGGACGCCACCGGCAACGGCTACGGCCTTGCCGAGGAAACCGCCGACAAATATGGCAGGCCACGCATTCTGGAAGTTATGCTGAACGACGCCTGGTACCGGGAGAATATGACACCGTTCCAGCAAGCGTTTGAGGATGGCATGTTTGACCTCCCCAGAGATGCCGACGTGCTCAACGATATACGCGCCCTGGAACTGATCGACGGCATCATAAAGCTACCGAGCCTTCGCATCCAGGATACCAAGGATGCCGCATTCAAGCGTCATGGCGACGCAGCTATCGCCACGGTTCTAGGGCAATTTGCCACTCGACAGGATGTCGTACCGATAGAGTTCCAATCAACCAGTGATGTCCGACAGACCGTTGGTGGATTTTCCGATTACCTGGGCGGAAACTCTTCTCGCCGCGATTCAATGGGGTATTAATATGGCATTTACATCCGAGTTACGAAATGAAGTTGCAACCGTTGCCAAAGATATAACCCAACCGGTATTCGGCGGAATTCTGCTGCCGAACGATGATACGCTTTTGACTCGTGGCGGCAGCCAGGGACTGAAGATTTACGACCAGATAGAGCGCGATACGCACGCCTTTGCGGTATTACAGAAGCGTAAGATGTCAATCATCGGCCGGGAATGGGATGTAGAGCCGGCCTCTAGCAGCCGGGTTGATAAGAAGGCTGCAGACGTGGTCAAATACCAGCTGGAAAATCTGGCCTTGAACGTCCCTGATGATGAAGTCCTGGCACAGTGCTCCGGTTTTGACCAGATGTGCCTCAACCTGCTTGACGCCATCCTGAAGGGCTATGCCGTCGGCGAAGTGATCTGGGATCAGAACGGCAGTGAGATCTTTGCCAGCGAAGTCAAGCCCCGCGAGCAACGGCGCTTTGCTTTCACCCCCGGCATCCGGGGCTTCAAACTGAATTTGAAAACCTGGTCAAACCTGCTCCCGGGAGAGCCGGTACCGCCGCGCAAATTCATTGTGCATTCACTGGGTGCCAAAGATGGCAACCCGTATGGTCTCGGTCTCGGGACACGCCTGTTCTGGCCGGTGTATTTCAAGCGCCAAGACATAACCTTCTGGTTGACCTTTGTGGATAAATTTGCCGCACCAACTGCCATGGGCACATATCCGGCCGGGGCTGCCCCTGAAGACAAGGCAAAACTTTTAGGCGCTCTGTCCGCTATTGCCCAGGATAGCGGCATTATCGTTCCTGAAGGGACACTGATCACTTATCTGGAAGCAAGCCGCTCCGGTTCTATCGACTGTTACGAAAAGCTGGCCCGCTATATGGATGAGCAGATTTCAGAATGCGTCCTGGGCGAAACCGGCAGTACCAACCAATCAGGCGGCGGCGGCAGCCGGGCACGGGATGAAGTCGGCAACAGCGTTCGCCTGGAGCTGGTCAAGGCTGATTCGGATATTCTCTGCGCCACTCTGAACAGTACGCTGGTCAAGTGGATCACCATGCTTAATTGCCCCGGTGCAACCCCGCCTAAGGTCTGGCGTGATTGCGACGAGCCGGAGGATTTGAAGACAAAAGCAGAGCGGGACGGCATCTTGTCCAAGGATGTCGGTATCACGTTCACAGTCGGATATTTCAACCGGGAGTATGGTTTTGAGGATGGTGACATAGAATCCATCAGCAAGCAAAGCACTTCACCGGCGAATCAGCCCGCTCCTGGTACAAAACAATTGCCGGGTCAGATAGTACCGGCGGCATCGTTTGCTGAAGGACTTGAAGGAGCCGATATCCTGAGCCAGTTGTTGGACCATCACGGCAGTGCTGCCGATGCCGCCATGACGGCTCTGGTGGGGAAACTGCGCGAGACGCTGGCCGGATCCGATGATCTAACCGATATGCGGGCACGCATCCTGGAAGCGTTTCCCGGCCTGCCGGTGGAGGAGCTGGCGCGGATTATTGCCGAAGAGGCTATCCGGGCGCAGATGGCCGGACGGCTTGATGTGGCGGACGGTAAATGACCCCCGATGACTTTAATACGGTGTTTAACCTGCCGTTCAATGAGGCTTCGGCATTCTTCCGGAATAAGCTCAACATCCCTACCAAACAATGGGATGATTTGTGGAAAGGGGAACATGCCAAGGGATTCATGAGCGCCGGAGCCATGAAGGCGGAGCTGCTTACCGATCTGAGCGCCGAGGTTGATAAGGCCATTGCCGGTGGGCTAACGAAAAAAGAGTTCCTGGAGCAGTTTGATTCGATTGTTGCCAAGCATGGCTGGAGTTACAACGGCGGGCGCAGGTGGCGGTCGAACCTGATTTACGACACCAATGTCACGACCGCCTATCAGGCCGGACGCTGGAAACAGTTCCAGGAAGGCGGCGCGCAATTTCTGATGTACATCCACGCTGATGGAGTGCGTCACCCTCGGCCGCAGCATGTCGCCTGGCACGGTGTGACCCTGCCGATCAGCCATGAGTTCTGGTCCACTCATTATCCGCCCAACGGCTGGCGCTGTCATTGCCGGGCGGTCCGGGCTGGAGCTGCCGAAGTAACGGCACCCCCGGCCGGGTACCGGAACATCGATCCGAAAACCGGGGCGATGGTGGGGATTGACAAGGGATGGGATTACAATGTGGGGGCGGCGGGAGCCGAGCCGGGCTACAGCGTTTTGACGAAAAAGTTTGAGACGTTGCCGCCGGAGATTGCCAAGCAATGGATGGCGCAGTTTGTCAAGGAACCGGCTTTTGCTCGATTTATCTCTGGGGAGATCAAAGGCAACTTCCCGGTGGCGGTGCTTGATGAAGCCGCCCGGAAGGCAATCGGAGCTGAAAGCCAGACTGCGTGGCTATCAGATGACAGCCTTTCCAAAAACAAAGGCCTACAGCCAGAACGAAGCAATGGACATCCTGAATTGACCGTTGAGGAGTATCGACTTCTGCCAAAGGTAATCGGAGATCCATTGCTGGTCGTTGAAAAAGAAGGTTACAAGGAAGTTTTCGCCGGTGAAGGTCGCGGATTCTACCTTGCGGTCGTTAAAACAACCAAGGGCAAGGACGAGTTATTCGTACAGTCGTACCGGAGGGCATCTATTTCGGATCTGCAGCGGGAAAGAAAAACAGGAAATGTGATCTTCGACAAGATGAAAAAATAAAAGGCGGTTGGGGGTACTCCCTACTGGCCCCCACACGATCCGCTTTTGCAAGCGTCCTACGGCTGGGAGATTCACCGTGTTTCAACCGCCTTTGTGTTTGTAACTTTACCACCAGGGATGAAAAATGCAAACCAAAATCACCATACAGGACGCTGAAGTACGGGCCGCTTTGCTGCAGCTGAAGGCAACTGTTGGCAACCTGAAACCGGCCATGGATGAAATCGGCCAGCTCTACGAGCGGAGCGTGCTGGACAACTTCGCCAAAGAGTCCAGTCCGGACGGCACGCCGTGGCAACCAACCAAGGTGCTGTCAAATTACCTGATGTACCGGGGGACAGAAAAGGGCGCCAAGCGCAAAGAGGCCTACACCAAAAAGGGCGGTTTTCGGGCGGACTTTTCGCGTTTTCTGGCCGGCAAAAAAATACTGGTGCTGTCCGGATCCCTGCGGAGCCGTATTCATTATCAGGCGGATAAATCGAGTGTTACCATCGGCAGTGCCGGTATCCCATACGGGGCCATTCACCAGTTCGGCGGCATGGCCGGACGTGGCAAGAAAGTGAAAATCCCTGCCCGTCCCTGGCTGGCGACCAACAAAGGCGATTCGCTGGAACTGGCGGCAAAAGACAAAGCCATGGTTCTGGAAGTTATCGGGCGTCATCTTGCGGGGAATAGTTAATCTCTCAAATTTCGTTTCTGAGCCCTGTTCACCCATTTACCCTTAGAAGGGTATCAATATTATTTTTGAACGCGATACGCGGAGACTTAAACATGACTTTAACACGGTTGTGAAAACAGGCCGCGACACGAAAATGACCAGCTGCATAAAATCAGCGCTTGACAGTTTTTAGACCGCCGTGCAATAAAGCAAAAACGATAAAGCCTTCAGATCGGTCTGCCCCTCCGACTCTACTGAAGGCTTTATTTATTTGAAGTCCTTCCAATAGCGCCCACCACCGTCATCCGGTAGTGTGCCCCTGAAGCAAAATTCAGGAGGTGCACATGCCTAAACAACTCCAAATTTTCAAACCAGGTACTCACACCCCCGAGTCCGGCCGTCCGTTGGTGTTCAGCGAGGCGGATCTGGCCGCCACTGCCGCCGCTTATGATCCTGCCAAGCATGAAGCCCCGCTGGTGGTGGGTCATCCCTCTGTGGATGCTCCTGCGTACGGCTGGGTCAAGTCGCTCAGTTTCGCCGATGGCATTATGCTGGCTGACCCTGACCAGGTGGACGCCAGTTTTGCCGAGTTGGTGAATGCCGGCACGTTTAAAAAAATCTCCGCTTCGTTTTATAGCCCCACTGCCCCAAATAATCCCGTTCCCGGTGTTTATTACCTCCGCCATGTCGGCTTCCTGGGCGGCCGGTCTCCTGCTGTCAAGGGACTAAAAAGCGCTTCGTTCGCAGAAGCTGAAGAGGGAGTGCTTTCCTTCGGCGACTATGAGGACCAGGTGGAGCTCGGATTCTGGCGGCGTCTGAAAAACTGGTTGATCGGTAAAGAGGGCGCTGACACGGCGGAAGCGATGCTGCCGGAATATGAGATGGGCATTTTAGCCCGTGAGGCTTTTCAGCCTTCAGAGCAGTCTGGAAGCTTACAAAATTTTTCGGAGGATTCGATGGATCAAAAGGAAATCGCAGAACAGAAAAAGACTCTTGACCTGCAGGCGGCCGATCTTGCCGCACGGGAAACGGCCCTGAAGGTGCAGGAGCATGCCCAGAATGCCGCCAGCAACGTAAGCTTTGCCGAAGGGCTGATCAGTAAAGGGATTCTGCTTCCGGCACAGAAGGAAAGTGTTGTTGCCCTGTTGTCCCTGTCGGACGGTATCCCGGTGACGGCTGATTTTGCCGAGGGGAAATCCCAGGCGGAAATTTTCAAGGAGTTCCTTGCCAATCAGCCCAAAATTGTCAGTTTTGGCGAACATGCCGGGGCTGAAGAGGAAAACGCCGGCACAGTAAGTTTTGCTGCCCCCCCGGGATTTACCGTGGATGCCGCGGGTCTGGAACTGCATCACAAGGCCCTGGCCTATCAGCAGAAAAACCCTGGTGTTGATTATATGACATCAGTGAAAGCCTGTTCGTAAATCAGTAGGGACGGCTTTCAAGTCAGCCCCTACATAAATTTTCAAAGGAGATTCATCATGAGCAGACAGTTTACCTCCCTTTTGGCTTTGAGCATCATCGCCAGCGGCGCAATCGCCGAGTCCCGTTTCGTTACCCCTGCTTCAGCACAGGCGACCGTTGCCGGTGCCAACACCCTGGGCGTCGCCCGTTTCGCTGCTGCTGATACCGAACAATTAACCGTTGATGTTTTAGGCACCGCTGTTGTTGAAACCGGCGCGGCGCTTACCGCCAACGGCCCTTTGCAGATCGATGCGTCCGGCCGGGTTATTGATAAAGCTGCCGGTGTTACGGTTGCCAGACTCTTGCCAGGTCAAACGGCAAACGCAGCCGGTCAGTTTGTCGAAGTTATTCTGATCCCGAATTAATCACCCCCCTGCCCCCCTTCATGAAGGGGGTAACTATTTTTAAAGTTAAAGGAGTTTTCCCATGTCAATGAATAACGCCGCAGTCAGGGTTATCAACCCGATTCTCACCACCTATGTCCAGGGATACCGTAACGGGACTTTGTGTGGTGATGCTCTCTTTCCCCGTGTCCCTGTTGAAATTTCCGGAGGTCAGATTCTGGAGTTCGGCAAAGAGGCATTCAAGTTGTACAGCACCAATCGTACACCGGGCGCCGGTACCAAGCGTATTTCCTTCGGCTACCTTGGTAAGCCGTTTGCCCTGAAGGGTAAAAGCCTTGAAGCGGTGGTGCCGCGTGAGCATTTGCGTGACGCCAGCATTGTACCCGGTATTGATCTGGCCCAGCGGGCCAACCGGCTGGTTATGAACGCTCTGCTTTTGGAGCTGGAATACGATCAGGGCGTTCTGGCAACTACGGCCGCAAACTATGATGCAAACCATAAGATCACTTTAGCCGGCGTCACTAAATGGTCTGATCCGGCATCTGATCCGATTGCCCAGGTTGAAACTGCCTCTGAAGCAATTCGTACATCCACCGGGATTCGCCCGAATGTGTTGCTGCTTTCTGCCCAGGCCGCTTCCGCCGCCCGTGCCAACGTGAAAATCCGGGCGCAGTTTCAGTACACCTCTGCCGACAGCATTACGAACGACATGCTTCAGCGGGTTTTTAATGTCAAAAGGCTGGTTGTTGGAGATGCGGTTGTTTCTGATGATGCCGGAGTGATTTCTGATGTTTGGGGCAATAATGCCATTCTTGCGTATGTTCCGGAAGCGGCATCGGGTCTGGAAGAACCATCCTATGGATACACCTATACCATGAACGGCCACCCCCTGGTTGAAGAGCCGTATTACGACAACAATGCCAAGTCCTGGATCTATGGTGTCAGCTTCGAGCGGGCGCCGGTTCTGTCAGGCATCACCTCCGGCTATCTGTTCCAGGCGGTCAAGTAATCAAAGGACTTCCGACCGGTCGGGCCAGCCTGACCAGTCTGAAAGCTTATTTCTTTAAAGGAGTATTTCATGTCATTTAAAACTTACCCGGTCTTGTCACCCATCCTGTCCGACCGGAAATACGAAGAGGGCGAAACCATTGACCTTGAAGATCACCAGGTCAAGGAGCTCCAGCAGTATGGGGCAATCGGAGAGGCGATCAGCGCCGCAACTGTCCAGACCAAACTTACCGCGAACGATGCCATTGCCCTGATCAAAACGGCAACTACCGCCGAAGAGGTTCAGACAATTCTTGGCGATGATCAACGGGTAACCGTTGTTGCCGCTGCCAATGCCCGCACAGCTGAACTGACCCAGGCAGCTGAAGGTCCGAAAGCTTAAGTCATGCCGTATTGCCTTCTTGCGGACATACTCGGAGTAATTCCGGAACTGGAACTGATGCAGATGACCGATGATCTGGTGCCACCGGTACAGGTGAATGAAGCGGTGGTTGACCAGGCGATCTCCCAGGCGACCAGCCTGATTAATGGTTACATCGGCGGCCGCTATCAGCTCCCATTGGTGACGACGCCAGAGCTGGTCCATACGTTTGCGGTCGATATTTCCGTCTACAAGATTTATCTGCGCCGGAAGAAAAAAACTCTGCCCGACGGTATTAAGACGGCGTATGAGGATGCGATGAAGCAGCTCAGGGACGTGCAGTCAGGCCGCCTGGCACTCGGCGTTGATCAGGCCGGGACAGCAGCAGCGGTCACTCCATCAAACGGAGTCGAATTTGTTTCCGGTGGTACTACCTTCAACCGTAATTCCCTGGGAGATTACTGACATGACCATTGCGGAAATTGAAGACGCCATAATCGCCGCCATTACGAGGCTGGGAATATTTGCCACTTTGCAAAGCGCCGGGCGTCAAGATATCCCGGAAGTGTATGCGTACCCGGCGGCGTTCGTGTTCTTTGATGGTGATAAGGACACCGGCAACGTCTCCCGCCCGATTGATGACGTTTTATTCACGGTTACCATTCAGATTCAAAACATGTCACAAGAACTGGCTGCTGCCAGGGATGCCTATACGATCAATGACCAGGTGCGTGGCGTTATCAGATTCAAGACGCTAGATCTTGCCGATATCGCGCCATTCGCCTGTGTTTCCCGTGCCTGCACCGGCTACGATGATTCTGAAGGAGTCATCGAATACACCCACTCATATCAAACCCGGCTGTATCAGCCGGTGGTCATGTAAGGAGCTTTTCCATGTCAGAATACCCGAGCGACGGGCATAAAGAAAAACCGGGGTTATGTGTCACCGTGAACGACGCATCAGAAACCATCATCATCAATAACGATCCGGCGCCACCGGCCACACCGGCCATACCGCCGAAAGCGCCCAAAGGAGGCACCGCCAATGTTGACACGCCGTAGAGTAATTGCCGGTAAGATCGAGGCGGTGGAAGGTACCGCCGAGGTTGTTACCGTGGCAGAAGCCGGGATCGTTGCCATCGATCCCAAGTTCGACCTCGATGTAAAGATGTATGACCGGGCAAACGTGATGTTGAACAGCTTGTCAAAGTTGCCGTCGGTACCCGGGGCCAGGATGGGCAAGATTACGTTCAGCGCCGAACTGAAAGGTTCCGGAGTTGCCTATAGTGCTCTGGTTAAACCTGCTATTGGTATTTACCTGCGTGCCTGCGGTTTTGCCGAGACCATCGTCACGACTGTCGGTTCGGAAACAGCGACCTATCTGCCCGCATCAACCGGAGTCCCTTCCCTGTCAATTTCCATGTATGACGACGGCATGATTAAAACCATTGCCGGAGCCAGAGGCACGGTCAAGTTTGATGGCAAGTTGGGTGAAGCGGTTATCGCTTCCTTTGAGTTCCAGGGTATTTATTCATCCGTCGCGGCCGGGGCCATGATCAGTCCGACTCTTGAAGCCAGCATTCCGCCGATACTGCTTAATGCCAACCTGACCATCAACGCCGCCGCCGCTATCTGCGAAAGCTTTAGCGCTGATATGGGTAATCAGGTCTCTATGCGAACCAGCGTTAATGCTGTGACCGGATACGTATCTGCTACGATCAATGACCGTAAGCCGACCGCCAAACTTGATCCGGAAATGTCGCCATTATTCCCGTCGTATACCAACTGGTTGGCCGGGACACCGGTAGCCGTAAGTATCGGGCCTCTGGCCAACGGCAACTATAACAAATTCACCATTGTCATGCCCAAGTTGATCGCCACAAAAGTTGGCGAAGCCGACCGTAACGGTAACGAGATTGCCAATACCGATTTCGCCATGTGCATGAACACCGGGGATGATGAAATCAGCATTGTGTTTTCAAAATAGTCAGTAATGCCCCCCTCCTTCCGGAGGGGGCTTAATATCACATTAAAGAGGAGTTTAACCCATGTCACCAACCACATCATTTAACCTGGCCAGCCTGAACACCGCAAAGCGTGCTGATGAGGGTATTCAGTACACCATTCGTCATCCTGAAACTAACGAAAAGCTGCCTTTGTCAGTCAAGATCAAGGGCGCCGACTCTGAGGCCTATCAGCGGGTTGCCGACGCTTCGCTGAACGAGGTGTTCAAACAGATCGCCAAAACAGGCAAGGTCAATCGTACTGCCCTCGACACCAGAGAAGAACGGGTTTCGTCGGTATGTGACATGATCACCGAATGGGATGGCTTCACAACCAACGGTAACCCCCTGGAGTGCACTGACGCCAACAAGAAGGAAATTTTTGGTGATCGCGGTTATGCCTGGATGCTTGACCAGGTGAATACCCAGATTCTGGATCGTGCCAATTTTTTGCCCAAATAAGCGCATCTCTTATTGAATGCGCTCAATACCTGGCCTTGCACCGGGAAGATCGCGGCGGGGTGCTTTGTCATCCCGCCGGTTTGCATATCTGGGGCTGGTTTTTGGAGTTAACTCGTACCCGGGGCAAGCACACCATAGTTATTTCCGGCATGGCTGGCAGCCAGGTTATTCATGAATCAGCCATGATCACATATTCGGAAATAGCAGCCTGGCAGTCGGTTACCGGGCGAATGCTGAACTCCTTTGAGGCAAGGATACTGACGACTATGGACAACATCTATGTTGCCGGCGTTAACGGCGGTAAGCAGAAAGGTAAAACCGGCCAGGGCCTGGGAGAATATTGCCAGAATAAGTATGTCGATGATTGCCGAAAACAGTTCGGAGATAACCTTGAACAAGCCTGCAGTACCTGCCCATCATAACGGATAAAAGCCATGGCTGATTATGCACTCAAAATAAGTATCGGATTGGATGGCGTCCCCCAGATCACCGGGGGACTCTCTCAGGTTGAAGGGGCTATGAACAACATGTCCTCGAAAACCAGCGACTCTGCCGGACGCATGGCCAAAGACATCAGTTATGTCGAAACGCATCTCGGTAGATTTGCGGTGGTTGCAGATGAAACAGAAAAAAAGGTGACTGCCGCCAGTGGCCGTATGGCTGGTGGAATGCATTCGGTTGAAAACAGCGCCGGGCGTATGGCAAGCGGCGTCGGAACATCAAGTGGGCTGATGGTCGGTTCCTTGGGAGGCATTGAGACGGCCATTAAAGGAGTTATTGCAGCCTGGGGGTCGTGGGAAATCATCAAGACCGGTCGTGATGCCACTATGTTTGCCGCCAATGTTGAGCAGGCAAACAGGGCGCTGGCAGTTATTGCCAATACTATGGGGAAAACTTCGGCAGAGGCGTTCAAGTATCGAGATTCTCTGCGTGATCTTGGAATAACTACCAATTCGTCAACTAATGCGGTCGCACAATTCATGAAGGCCGGTTTACCTCTCGATGGTTTGAATAAACTTGGCCGCGCTGCCCAGGGGGCGGCAATCAGTTATCAGATGATGACGGGGGAAATGATTTCCTCGTCAGCAGCTCTTGATAAGATGATCCGCGCTCTGGTGACCGGCAACGTTACTGAGTTGCACACCCTCGGTATCAACGTATTGATGCGCGATACCCTCCGTGAAAACAAGTTAGCGACTGGTGAGGCTTCCACTGCAGTAGATACTCATAAAAGACACCTGCTGATGTTTAATGAGGTCCTGGAAAAAACTGAACCATTGATGGAGCTCTATGTAAAGTCAATCGACTTGGCAGCCAAACAGATTTCATCATCAAAGCGACCGCTCGAGGAACTGAAACTTGCCCTGGGCAACTTGTTCCTCCCGGAACTCACCATAGCCGCCACTGCATTTTACGGTATTGTCTCCGGAGGTATGATCTGGGTAAAAACACACACTGAAGAATTGACTGCGTTCAAGATGGTTATAAAGGATTTTGCTGAAGGTCTGCTCTATGCCGTGGGGACCCTGGGGGCATATACCGCCACCATGCTCATTGCAACAGCCGCCACTGGTGGCTTTGCCGCCGGAGCCGGGATATTCACCGGACTGCTGGCCACCATGCGCACGAGTCTGAGTCTGACAGGCGCAGAGATGACTATCACCTCAACCAAAGCCGGCTTGATGGGTGAATCAATCGTTGCATCAACTACAGTGGCTACTACTGGTGTCTTGTCTCTGAAAGCTGCATTTAGTGTCTTTGGCGCTGTCATGCTTGGCTGGGAAGTCGGCCAAGTAGCCAATAAATTCGAAATAATCCGTAAAGCCGCCGTGTATATGGTTCACGGTTTGATGACCGGGTGGGATCTGGCTGCCGAGGCGTTTGAGAGGTTTGCTGCTACGGTGAACCCCTTTGGCAGCGAGGAGAAACAACAAGCCCAGCTCCAGAAAATAACCGCCAAATATGCCGCTCTCAAAAAAATCCGTGACGAAGCGTTGGCCGGGACTCTGGCGGATGCCGTCAATGGTCCTTCCGCTACCCCCACAAGCAAGCCGTTTCAAGATGACCCAAAAGCGAGAGCGGCCGGTATTGCCCGTGAGGTCGAGCGTCTGAAAAAAGAGGCTGCTGCCAGTGCTGCTGCCAGTGCCGACCACAAAGACTACACCGGCGAGATCAACAGTGTTGTGACGTCTTTCAATACTCTTCAGCGAGAAGTTCTCAAATCAGACTCATCAGTAGACCAACTCACTCGCAATCTCGAGGACAACGCTTTCAAGTTCCAGACTCTGGTTAACGAAATCGAACGTCTGCCAAAAGCTGAACAAGCCCGCATGAAAGCTTCCACCGGTGTCGATGTTGAAAAAATCCGGGCCTTGGAAAATGAAGCGGCCGCCAATATACGTTTGACTGACAGCAACAAAGAACAGCATGCAATCCGGATGCAGCTGGAACAAGCCGAAAATGCCATGCTGAAACAGGAGTCAGACTATATTCAGCAGATTCTGAAAGACAACAAGGCAAAAACTGACGGCATTGTGCTGCAGAATGAACTTAACCTTGCTGCGGTCAATGCCCAGGAAAAATTTTACCAGATCAGCACCGGTGAAGCCGCCCTTAAACGTATCGGAATTCTCAGCCAATCCGTCAATCTCCTTAAAGAGCAATACAACCTGGAAGGTCAACAGGGTCCGGAAGGTGATCTGAAGCGTCTGCAGATTCTTTCAAAAGTCAGGGCCGAAAATGAAAAGATCCTCGTACAGCAAAAACTCCTTTACGACCGCACCGCCATCGGCGGCATGACGAATGCTCTCCAAAAGTACGGTGATGAGGCCGCAAATATCGGCAAGCAGATTGAGTCTGCATTCACCAATGCTTTCAAGAGTCTTGAAGACGCGCTGGTGAAATTTGTAACCACTGGCAAGTTCGACTTTAAATCATTGGCAAACAGCATCATTGCCGATTTGGCAAGAATAGCAGTCAAGCAGGCGATAACAGGGCCGTTAACGAACGCTATGGGTTCGGCTCTTTCCGGTTCGAACTACAGTGGCTTGAACAGTAATCAGACTACATCGGGTGGGATGATGGCGGCGTCAACTACAACCACGCTCAGTAGTGCCGTATCAAATAGTTTGCCCTTTGTCGGAGCAGCGGTTGCAGTGTTTTCAACATTTAGCGCAGCAATGGATAGAAATAGAGCTGCTGCAAAAGCCGCGCAAGCTGAATTTGAACGTGTTACTAAAGAGTTTCAGAACATGGCGTTTGCTGCAAAAGGGATTGTTCTCACTGACCAAGGAAAAGCAGACGAAGCGGCAATGCTCAATGTTCAAAAGAAAATTGATGATAATAACCTGCTTGCTTGGAATGATTTGAAAGGTATGGTCAATGGCTATCTCAGGGCTGAATTGTTTAAATTGACTGATGCACAAATCTCTAATTACATGGCCATCAGAGACGCCGGAGGAACTAGAACTGAAGCTGATTCTACAATAACTTCACCAGTCCAGCCGAACAGCCAATCAAATAATATCCTGTATATGCAGTTCATGAAATCGCTACCTGAAGCATTGAGACTGTTGGATATAGGATACACCGGATACAAAGATGTATTAGAACAGGGCAAAATTGAACTCCAACAGATCAAGGACAAAATCAACTTAACCCAAAACAAATTGATTCTTCAAACTCTTGAATTGAAAGGTTTGAAAGATACTGCTGAATATACAACCACGCTCACAAAGGTTCGTGAGGCTGAAGCGTATGGTTTGGATAATACGACCAAGTTCCTAGTTGCTGGAGTTGAATACACGGTTAAATCTTTGACCTTATACAACCAAGCCATGCAGGATCAGGCCGTAGCGGTAAAAACCACCACTGATGCTATTACAAAAACAATAGACATTGCCATCTCGGCCGCAAAAGCCCTGAAAGAGATCCAAGGCAGCGCGTTATCTACTCTCTCCCCAGAAGAGAAATACCGGCAGGCAATGGCGGCCTTCACCTCAAACACTGACTACAGCAAGTCAGGAGAACTAGGCAAGGCGGCGTTAACTGCATCACAGCAGTACAATGCCAGCGGTACCGGATATACCGCTGATTACAAGCTTGTCACTGACGAGCTTGCCAGAATAGCCGGGATGTCTTCACCTACCAGTCAGGTAGACCAGCAAATAACCCTTCTGGAAGGGATCAAAGAAGCCCTGACGTTGGAAAACAACCCGCTCCTGAAGGCGCTCAACTCCAATCTGGGCGCCGGTTCGGTCCTGGCCAACCTGCTCGGCGCGTTCAATGCCTCCATGAAGGCGGAGCTGGTCAACACGGCCACCGCAGACTTGACCAAAAAATATGCCGATTATACGCCGGCGCTCCACAGCCTGATCGGACAGTATAACTCTCGCACCATTACTCCGGAGCAGTTCACTACCCTGGCCACCTCGGCATACACGCCGGTCAAAAGCGCCCAGGATAACCTGACCGCTCTGGGTGGCACGGTGACCAATCCGCTGGACGCACCCGGAATCACGGACAACATGACCAATGCCCGCATGAGGGTGATGGCGCAAAAGGCCATCAATAACATGATACAGGTCTCTTTCGGCGGATATTCGAGCTACAGTCAGAACCCTGAGTATGACATCGTAAACCCGAAAGGAGTCGTTAATGCTGATGACCGGAAAATGTGGCTGCGCATCGCACAGGGGGAGAAATGGACAACTTTATTCCCGGGCCTTCCCGCCTTTGCCTCCGGAGGTATTGCCACCGGTCCATCAATTTTCGGAGAAGCGGGGCCGGAAGCCGCCGTGCCGCTCCCCGATGGCCGCCGTATCCCCGTGCAGATAACCGGCAGTGCCGATAACAAGGAAACCGTTGCAGAACTGAAAGAACAGAACCGGTTACTGCGAGAGCTGCTTGCGGCGTCACTGGCAGGAGTAAGAGTATCCCAAGCAGGGTTCATCCGCGTTGCCGAAGCAACCGAAAAAACTGCTGAGAATAGTGAACGTAGCGCAAATACCGACCGACTGGTGGCAAACCAATGAGTGAACAACTGATTTATCTCGTAGAAGCATACGCCTCTGGAACAACCCAGTATTACACTGACATTTTGAGAATGGCTTTGGGTTTGCTCACGCCGATCAATATGAACTATGACTATAATGGTGATGGGAAATTAACTGTCCAAGATGCCTTGATGGCTATGCGAACAGGCAAACAATTTTTCTTTGCTACAGGAGCCGGCTATGCCGACCCAGCCACCGGCAGATATTACGAGCCCCGCATCGTACATCCCGGGCTTTTCCGTCAGGACATGTTTTCCCCGGGCACTACCAGCGGGTCATCAACCGGAGGCTATGGGGAAATTGTCCTGGTCAACCCGGATGGTGCATTGGACACCCTGATTGATGAGGGCTTTGACGGCCGGATGTGTGTCATCAAGCAGGGCTATGCCTCGCAACCGTTGTCGTCATTCAGCACGGTCTTCAACGGTACCATCGAGCAATGCACCGTGTCGTGGGGCAAGATTACCCTGCGCATAAAAGATCGTTCCTTGGAGCTGAAAAAACCGCTGTCAACACGCACCTACGCCGGAAACAACGCACTCCCAAATGGTATTGAGGGCGGGGCGGAACTTACGGGCAAGCGGAAGCCGAAAATGTACGGCCAATGCCGCAACATCACCCCTGTTCCGGTTAACAATATCAAATGGGTTTATCAGATAAATGACGGCCCGATTGCGGAAATTACCGGAGTACATGACGGCGGCAATATAAACCAGATCACCTTAGGCGCAGATTATGCCACGAGTGCGCAACTGCTGGCCGCAACTGTCCCGCCAAATGTATATGACACCTGCTATGCGGAGGGCTTGTTCAGGCTGGGGTCGCCACCGGTTAAACAGATCACCTGTGACGTTACGGGTGGGAGTGGTGTTAGCTTCGTTAGTGAGGTTATTACTCAGATTATCACCGAAACACTCGGTTCGCAGTATATCACCACACAGTCGCTCAACGAACTGCTCTTCTCAGCCCCCTATGTTATCGGCTACTACACCGGGACCAGTGATGTACAGATCGGCACCGCCCTTGATATCATCTGCGAATCTGTAGGCGCCTGGTACGGATTCGACAACTCGGGGCTCTTCTGGTGCAAACAGCTGAAAATCCCTGAAGCAAGTCAGTCGCTGACTACTCTTACCACTGCAGAGATCTTGACTGTAGAACGCCTCTCAACAGCAGACAACGACAAAGGCATTCCTGTCTGGAAAACCTCAGTTGATTACAACAAAAACTGGACGGTGCAAACCTCTGACCTGGCAGGCACTCTGACGGTCAATCAGAAAAATATCCTGGCACAGGAATATTTCCGGGTCAGTGCCGAAGACACCACGGTAAAAGATGTCCACCTGCTGGCCCCTGAGAAGAGTGTTCAAACTCTGCTCATCTCTGCAGAAGACGCGACTGCCGAGGCACAGCGACTGTTACCTCTCTACGGTGTGCGCCGTGACCGCCTGAAAATTACCCTTCCGTCTCAGGCTCTCAGATACCCGTGGGGGGGATTCTGGGATAACGAAACCATCACCGAAGTCCCCTTTTACCTCTATCAGCTGTCGTCAGCAGTCCATAACAACTATCTATATCTTACCGGGGGCTGGGATCTGACCACTGAATCCGCCCAGGTTACACGCCTCAATCTGTACTACCCGACACAGGGGTGGGACAGCGCCGGGGTGACTGATCTGCCGACAACCCGTTTTGGGCATATCTCCGCTGTCCACAATAATTATCTCTACGTCATCGGCGGGTATATCAATGGGGTACGAATAGCCTCCGTCATTCGTTTGGATCTGAACAACCCAACCGGCGCATGGGATGATGCCGGGGTTACCGATCTGCCTGCCCCACGGGGCGGTATCCGGACGGCTATTGTCCACAACAACTATCTGTATGTCATTGGCGGTATTGTCGGTAGCAGCGAAAGCGCCCAGGTTATCCGCCTTAACCTCAACAGCCCTACTGGAGCTTGGGATGATGCCGGGGTAACAAATTTGCCAACCACACGCAAAGACGTGGTTGCAGCTGTCCACAACAACCATCTGTATGTTGTCGGCGGAATTTCCAATTCAACATATTTAACATCAGTAATCCGCCTGGACCTCAACAACCCCACCGGTGCCTGGGACGATGCCGGAGTTACCGATCTGCCGATTGGTCAGGCCTATCATGCCGTGCTGGTTGCCGGTGACTTTCTGTATGTTTTGGGCGGAATTCTGTCCACCGGATCCGCTGCCGACTGCCGCCGCCTCGACCTCAATAACCCAACCGGCGCATGGGATGGCCATGGGGTAACAAACATTCCTGAAACCAGACAATATCCCCTGGCCTGTTACGTCACCGACCGGCTCTTTTTATTCGGCGGCTATACCACCACTCCCCAGGTCAATTCGTACGGACTGCGCACCAATACCAACCCGGCTGATCTTGCCATATTACGGGAAATCGGCAGGGCGTTAACTATCAAACTGCCTCGCTACGGCTATGAGACGGGGCGTGCCATGGTTATCATCGGCATACAGGCCGACTTTTCAAATGATCAGATAACTCTGGAGTTATGGGGATAATATGGCCAATTGCCTGTTTTCATATCCTGACAGAACACTGTCCGCCACCCCGGCACATGGGGGGTCTATATCAGGCGGATCGTGGCTGTCAGCACTCTCGTTAAGCAACCTGCAGAACCGCTTGCGTAGTAAAGTCGCGCGGTCCACCAATGCTGCCAATGCCAGCACGGTTATCAATATCGATTTGGGGGCAGCAAAACCGGTGCGCTTAATAGCAATTCTCAACCATAACGCCAGCATGAATGCAACCGTGAGGGTGTCTTTGTCTGCTTTATCCGCTGCCGGGTCAGAACTTGGGCAATACACCGGCCTGCAGTTCTGGCCTGGGTATTACCCGCCGTCAACGCCTCTCGAATGGGAAGAATCCGAATATTGGGGCGGCATGCTCAACGATGCCGATGCGGCAGATTATAACCCTTCCCCCGATTTCTGGCATGTGCTCTCCCAATCGGTCAATGCCCGTTACATCAAGGTGGAGATATTCGACAGCGCCAACCCGGCTGGCTATTTCCAACTGGGGCGATTGTGGGTTGGTCCTGGCTTACAGCCTGAAGTTAACCTTGATTATGGATATGGGATGGTCTGGAAGCAGGATGTATTAAAAGCAAAGTCCTTGGGCGGTGTCGATTGGTTCACCGTGCTTTCAGCTGGTCGGGAAATTAGCGGTACACTGGCAAATCTCTCTTATGATGAAGGCATGGTAATGGTATTTGACCGTCAACGTCGTTTAGGACTGGAGGGCGAACTGTTTTTTGTTATGGATCCTGATGACACGGTACTTTTATTCAAGCAGCGGGCCATGCTCTGCCGCCATGCAGACGAGAACCCGCTATTACATCCGTTTTTCAATAGGTCAAGCGGATCATTCCAATTAGTGGAGGTACGCTGATGAGTAGCGTTACGTTTCCTGGTGGGGCCGGAGGGGCAACATATACTGATGACACCAATCCTGTCACCGGTTTGGGTGGCGGTGGACATCGAACTAAATTTATCCCTGCACTGAAAGCAGTTGTCGATACATTGGCCCTTGCTGTTGCAGAGGCGAACTTATCTCAAACAAAAGCAGCCGAAGCGATGCAATCTGCCCAGGATGCCCAATTGTATGCAGTCGAAGGAATCGTAAATCTTGGTGTCGTTTCCGGAACTCAGGTTCTAAATATGGATTGGGGAACAATATTCATTGCCCATGCTACTGGCAATTGCGCATGGACGGTAATAAATCCAAAAGCAGCTCTTACCGGCATCACACTGCGATTAACCAATGGCGGATTGGTCGGCCAGACCTTTTTTAGCGCCAACGCAGTCGCCTGTAAATTCCCTGGGCACTACATTCCGGCGCTTACTCCCTCAGGCACAGATGAGCTTGAATTTTTCAGTATAGATGGCTGGCAAACAATGTCGGGAGGAGTGTCCAGAAGGGATATCGGGTGATACAAAATTGAGGGGTAAATTGGTGTGAATTCCGGGGTGGTTTTGAAGGTTAATTTTGAGTGCTTTTAAACAGATCTTTAAGGTCAGTTTTAGGGCACGTTTTATTGAATTTCTTCACTGACAAATGGTATCAAATCGCTCGCATATTGGTATCAAACCGTTCGCGCCGCTACAGTCCGGATGCGACCGGCTCCAAGGTATTACCCGCGTGTTACCCACAAACAAAAAACAGGGACTCAACCGAATCGGCTAAGTCCCTGTTTTTGTATGGTCGGTGCGACAAGATTTGAACTTGCGACC